ACAAGGAAGGGAAGTCCTTGATAGAGTCTAAAATAATATGATCGATAATGTATCTTATGTTCAGATCTTGATTATCTGAGTTGTACTCCCCTCCCGCTTGAAGGACAGCATCAGTTTGTGTCCAGCTAGAAGTATCCTTTAAAAGTGTGGAGTCAGTTTTTAGAAGATAGTATATTAGATTTGGTACATACGACTCATAGTATTCAGAGTAGTTATTTTCAAAGTCTAAATCTATCGATGGGAGGACAACTGATAATAATTGTTTTAGACCCTCCTTTGTTCCCTTCTTTCTTATGAGGCTGACCGCGTTTCTTAGCTGCCTTCTCCAAGATATAGAATTGGATGTGTATAAATTCCATCCAATAAGATCAGCTAAGTAAGGTAAGAAGTCCTCTGGGCATTCTTCTATAGATTTTATAGTCTCCAGTGTAACTACCTGATCGTTTATATCAGACATGAACAAGGAGACTGCCCGTAAAAGCTTTCCAAAATTACCTTCTTTTGTAAACCCTAAATGATCCACCAAACTATTTGGCAAAATTCCAAGTAGTCTAATACCTCCTAGCGCAGAAGAGTAATTTACAGTAAAGTCTGTTTTAGTATTACCTATTGTGCTAGGGTCAAAGTAATCAAAGAATATGTCCCTTACATAGGTATCGTCTTTTTGAGCCTGTCCATCAGAGTGAATGATGGAAGTTATGGTCTTTATGTTTTCAAGCTGTTGGGTTCCACTGACACTAGGGCCTGTTCCTGAGGCATAAAGATCCATCAAGAAACTAGGGAAGAACCCATTAATCTTACTTTGATTAATGAAAAGATATTCTTTTAAAGCTTTGATGGCATCTTCAGTTGACAGGGGTTCACCTTTCCACAGTTTAGACATTGGAGTCGTTAAATGCTCATACAATGCTGTGTTATAAGTTGCATCCCCTAGGTCATAGTTCAATAAGAAGAATAAGCCTAAAGAGTTTTTAAGATAATCAAAAGTTGCTGAGTCAGTTGTCCCAAATGCGTCACCTGTGTTATTAGCCAAAGGTGATAAAGTCGTGGAAGTTCCTACCCTTAGTTTAGGGAGTAAAGTTCCTGATAGGAAAGTCTTAAACTCCTCCTCACTTTTGTAGTCTCTAATGTTGTAATTAAGTCCCTCTAGGACTTCAACTTGAAACTCCGAAGGTGTTATTTCATTAAGCTCGTTAGTCTTTACAAAATACGCAGGTAACTCCGTAAAGTAAGTTCCACTAAATCCAAGTGATCCACTAACAATTGTGTTAGCTTGCAATGGAAAAATATTAGTGAAACCTTGAATAATCTCTATCTCAGAGAAGAGAGACGCAGTTACTATATCAATAGTCTCAAGGTTGTCCCCCTCATCTTTTATGATGTATTGATCAGGGACAATTATCTTAAGAGCATCTACATAGTTTCTCTTGTAATAAAGATTAGACATAGTTGAAGTTTATTGTAAAGTTATTCAACTGAAGAATCTCATTGAACTCCAGTCTGATAGTATCTTGATAGTTAGTTACCTCAGCGAATCTAACTTCGGGAACCTCACTGAATATTTGTTTGGATAGGGACGCCATGTTTACGGATTCTCCAAACTCCCTGTTATCCACTGCGAAGAAATCAAGAATAACCCTAGTAACCTTTGTTGAAATTGTAGGCTCTAGATTACTGAACTTAGAATCTAAAGAAACCTCAACGACAGGATCCACGGTTCTGATCAATCCATCGACCAAGACAATCTCGTCCGTCATCATCTTCTTCTTCTCTACCTCATTCAGCATACTCTCCTTGAAGGCTATTGAGGCTTTCTGTAGCTGCGTGTCAGAGGCTTTTTCAAGTATGTATAGATCTACTATGTTGGCCGATCCGAAAGCCTCTCTGGTGACTGCTACGCCCTTTGCAAGCGTGCTATTAGGCCCCGTAAAGGTGTTGCAGAAGGCTACATAATCCTCAAGAGAAACTAACCTGTCTTGTTGCTTAAAGACTAACTTTCCATACTTCTTAGCGTGGTCAATAGTCTCAGCGTTAGAGCCCCCCGTGAAAGGTTTTATGTTTTCTAGCGTCAACTCCTTATCAACGGAAGTGGTAATAGTTTCACTTATAAATCCTGTTTTTGTGTTTCCTCTCTGACCTCCACCTACTCGATACATTATCTTGTAGTCGCTACCTGTAGTAGGATTAACACCAGCTACGCCGTCACCAAATACTATTCTTGCGGAATAGTCATCAGAGTATATTACCTCAAAAACTTTCTGATCCGAGGAGGATACAGTAAGGATAGATTCCACTTGAGTAAATACATCATCACCTATTAGAACCTGAATGCTTTCTTCTACAACTGGTGCTTGTTGAAGAGTTATATCCTTCACCACATCCACATCTGAGAAAGTGCCTTCATCAGTTGCAAAGGATCCTTCAACTAAAACTATATTTTCCCATTCAGTTCCTGTGCCAGTTAGCTCTATGGACCCATCCGAAAGGGGATTATCTATCTTACCATTTGTCGTAGTGTAGGCAGTGTAGCTAACCTGCTCACCATCTTCAGGAGAAACTTTAGTTACTACACGGGCTGAAGCAGGAATTGTATGTGGGCCTGGATCTGTTCCAGATATCTTTGACATCGCAGCAGCGGAAATGGGGCCTTTAAGGTTTATGCCGATTAACTGCAACAGCTTTCTTACATTATTAGGATTCTTTGCTGTTCTTAGGAAGGATTCATGAGCAAGCATGTCAGCTTTCATTGACATTACGGCTCCCATGTAGGCCACTAATTCAACTAACATCATTCCTAGATCAGACTCGGAGAAGTTGTTGTAGTCTAGAGGGTATACAGCTTTTATATAGTTTAAGAGAGCGGTTCTAAGTGTTGCGAAATCGGTCGCAGCGAAGTCTATCTCAGAAGCTTTTGCATCTTCTATAAATGTTACCTTTTTAAGGAAGTCTGATGCTACTGTTGTGTAAGGGGTTTCACTCATCTCTGTGCTATGACCTGTAGTATATCTTGTGAATCAACATGCTTTACGGTTAATCTGATTGATAGGGTCATCGATCCTATGTTGTTCTCAAAGGAATTTACAAAAATATCTATTATCACCGCGTTAGGAACAAACCTCCGAACAGCCTCCACTATGCTTTCTTTTATCTCGTCCACGGTGGGCTTGTCTAGATTAGCAAATACATGCTTGTACAGCGGAACCCCAAATTCAGGCAGCATTACCCTTTCTCCTGGCTCCGTGTTTAAGAGTTGCTGTAGCTGACCTTTAAGGAGATCATTCTTTGTAGATTTTTTAAGGAATCCTGCCTCGCTAAAATCAAACTTCATGCCAATCAACTCAAAACGATTAGCGTCAGCCACCTGTTTCGTAGAAACAGTTGGAGATAACTTTCCGTATAAGGTCGTTTGTCTGGAAATGGGCATTATAATTCTATCTTCTCGAAGAAGTTCTTGTGGGCATCATAGTTTTTCTTGACACCATTAGTAGTTAGAGGAGTTTCGTACAATTTTAAACTTCCAATGTAACCATTCAACCCGCTTTGGAAGCCATGGCTCACATTCATGAAGCCGCCTAGATATTCGGTAGCACTCCTCTCAGTTTGACCAGCAGATACATTTAGACCATCCGTCCAGCCTCCCCCGATTATCCATGGAGTGAAGAAAGCGTCTGTCATTGGCCCATTGTTGAATACCTTCGTGGTTCCTGAGGGAATAGTTTCGTTGCTATATTCCAAGCTTCCCGTTTTAACAAATGTAGGCACTCTCGCTGGTGTCTGTGGCCTTATTCCAAAGGTTTCTGAATACTTTTTACTATCTAGAAGCTCACTATTAAGGTAAACACTGATGAGATCTTTTTGAACATCAAAGCTCACGGATAGATGCACAAAAGAACCAGAGCAATCATCTAGCTTGTACCCAGAAGCGGTTTCTTTTGTAGTGGCTATTGCAAATCCTAAGTAAGCATTATCGTCATTAACGCATTCACCTGATCGTATAAAATCCACATCGTACCTTTCATACTCTTGTATGGACTGGGTTGGAGCTACAAAAAATACTGAGCTAGTTATTGTTTCGTAGGTATTGAAAGAATAATCAATTGCTATGTCAACATCCTTTCCTCTGTTCTTAGTTGTCCCTGGCTGTGTCCATTGAGGATCGCGTGTGAAGCCCATGACCATACCTCTAACTACATCAGAGTTAAAGTTGTTTGTCATGCTGAAAGCTTGGTCTTCATCATTTGGACCTCCTATGTTTTCATTAGCAAGTAGTAGCTTGTAGTATGTATAGTCTGACCAAGCTCCATCACCCGCACTAGCATTGAATACCACAGGGTTTCCTGCATTAACCTCATTAGATATTGAGGACGCTCCAAAGTTAGGAATGTGAACCCAGGTATCAAAGGTACACCCTTTCTTATTGTAAAATAAGCTTTGGTACTTTTCTGCTGGAGGAAGTCTTAAGTAGCTTCCGACATTTGAAGGATCAGTAGTTGAAATGTTAGGAAGCTGTCTTTTTACAATACCATCTAGCCTAGGCAGACCTAGACCTTTATCAAAAACTTTAGAAGAGGACTGACCTACAAGCTGGGCATCATAAATGTTTTCGTTATTGCAGCTAATAACTTGATACTCCGTAGAGGCAGGCGATAGAATCTCTGCGTCAAGGAAATTATAAATTCCAATTAGACCACTTAGTTCCACAGGGTCAGTCAGACTAATCACTGGCTTATCAGTGGTATCGAGCCCTGGGGTTATGGGTATATCTCCCGTTCCAATGGATTGTAGATTTAGACCCTCAATAAGGGTTTGTTTTTGAGAATCATCTGCTCTTACAAAGATAGGCTTTACAGGAAGAACTACCCCGCTAACCTCTCCGTGATCTAGAACAAGCATCCTTTGCTTCTTAACATCCAGTGCTAGATTAAAATCTACAAGATAACTAAAATCATTGATAGGCACCTCTCCAGGCTGGAAGAAAGTAGTTGAGTTAAACAGGTCAGGGGCTTTTACGGCAAGCTCAATTTGCTTCTTTCTCTTTCTTATCTTAATATCGAAATGAGATGTCTCTGAAATGATTTGCTGATTGAAGTTCTCAATAATTGCAGAGTCAGCAGCATAGCCGCTAACATCCATCAATTTAGTTTTTTGTCTATCAATCTCTCCAACAGATTTAAGCTTCTGTCCTTCTAAAACTTTAAGGGCATGATCCGCCTCGTAGTAAACCTTGAGGGTGTCGGACTCGTCAATATTTGTGATATCTAGAATGGTGTCAAAGTAGTTATCTAGATCTTTTATGGATATGCGAGTTCCCTTACCGCCTAAGTTGGGAGAGTGGTCAAGCCTCCACTTATCTGCATCGGGTATGAACCCTATGTCTGCCTGACCAGGGACTTCTTCACCTCGGTCATATGTCCTTGTTTGTGAGTCATAGTAAAGACCATCTGAGGAGTAGAGGAACTGTCCTTTTTTTGCTTTAGGAGGTCCAAAAACCAATCTGAATATTTCAGGCTGCTCCTCAGGCTCCTCCCCCTGTGCTAGAATTGCTGCTTCGATAGAGGGGTCTGCTGCTCTTTCAGATAGAATAGTATTCACTCTATCTCTGAAATTTTCGACATCATTTCTTTGTCGATCAAGTTCGGCTAAGGCTTGTACCTGAGCTTCGAAGTATCCAGCGAATAAACCCTCTCCTTCGATGGCGTTGTTTGTTGCATTTAGGCCAGCATTCTTCATGGCCTCGTATTCTTTTATGCAATTCTCGACAGATTCTACA